AAAGCGGGAAAATATACAAAAAACTGGGGTAAAAAAACACGGTCAGAGGTAAATGCTGTAGGCAAAATGATGGCAGGAGTCGCTGCGGCCGGGGTTACAGCAATAGCAGCATCTTACGTTGTGGCAGCAAAGGAAGCAGATAAACTAGCTAAAACAGCAGATAAGTTAGGGATATTACCGGAAAAGCTAACCGCAATTGGTTACGCGGGCGAGTTAACCGGCGTTTCGATTGAAACCACAAACATGGCTCTTCAGCGGATGACCCGAAGAGTAGCAGAGGCTGGCCAAGGTACTGGTGAGGCTGTAAAAGCTTTAGCAGAGCTGAATTTAAACGCCAAAGACCTCGCAAAACTGTCGCCAGATCAACAGTTTTCTGTTCTTGCGGACGCCATGAATAACGTTGGCGACTCTGGTGATCGTGTCCGGTTAGCGATGAAATTATTCGACTCCGAAGGCGTTTCGTTAGTGAATACGCTAGCTCTCGGGTCTGGTGGTTTAGCAGAAATGGAGCAAGAGGCGAACGAGCTTGGTATAACGTTAACTCGGTTTGATTTGGCAAAAATAGAAGCCGCGAATGATTCATTTTTAAAAGTTCAAAAAACTAACTCTGCTTTTGGTAAGTCTTTGGCAACTGAACTCGCGCCCTTAGTTGAAGCTATTAGTGATCGTTTTGTGGATGCCGCGAAGGAGGCCGGGGGATTTGGTAGTGTTGCAAAATCAGTTGTATCAAGCTTAGTTACCGGCGTTGGATTTTTAGGGAATACGATAAGAGGAATGGAGGTAATTTGGGCCTCTGTAAAAGTTGCTGTTATTGGCTATGCGGCCGCCACTCTGGAGGCTTGGGCGGGCGTTGATAGGGTAGCTACAAATGTTTTAAATAAAATACCCGGGGTGACGGCTGAAACAAGCAAAGGATTACAAAATCTTGCTTCAGAAATGACTGCAGATCTTGGTACGGCTGTTGAAGATCTTAACAAATTAATGATGTTAGAAATGCCGCTTGACCAAGCGAGAAAGGCGGTTGCCGCAATAAATCTAGTTGCAAACGCTAACGCAAAGGCTGCTGCACTATCGAAAGAAAATACAGGCGGCGGTAATATTGACGTTGGCGTTGCTGTTGCTGATACAAGTGGAGCTTTTGAGCGCGTTCGTCAATCGTTATTAAGCGAAGAAAATGCGGTTAATGAAAGTTATAATAGAAGACGTCAGATAATTCTCGATAACACGTTAGAAACTGACACGCAGCAGGCTGATTTACTTCGCCAGTTAAAAGAAGCCCGAGACGCTGATCTTGAAGAAATTAAACAAACAAAATATGAAGAGGACAACGAACAGGCGATAAAGGCAGCAGAGGAATGGGTTGCAATTTGGGATGATGCTGCGAACAGGTTTTCAGCTGGTATCGGTAACGCCGTTGCAAATGCGGTTTTTGAGCAAAAAAATCTAGGTGACGCTGCAAAATCAATTGTTGTTGATATGGGCAAGCAAATATTATCGACGCTTGTAGAAATTGGCGTTAAAAAAATGATAATGGCTGCAATGGGTAAATCTATTTTAGCCAACGAAACCGCAGCAGCAGTAGTAGCCGGTAAAACGGTTGCGCTTGGATGGTCGCAAGCGGCGGCGATGACGAGCCTTGCATCTTTTGGCGGCAACGCTATTCCTGCGGCCGCAGCGATAACTAACACTTCAGCACTGGCAACAGGTTTAGCCGGTGTTATGCATGACGGCGGTGCAGTACCCACTGACGGGACTTACTTTTTGCAAAAAGGCGAGTTTGTTCAAAGCAAAGACAATGTTGATAAAGGCAGTAGCGAAAAATTAAGCGTGGTTATTAATAACGCACCGGCGGGTAATCACTCGGTTTCGCAGGATGAGCGCGGAATTACAATTGATCTAGCAGTTGACAAAATGATTGACGAAATGAACGGCGGCCGGGTTGGTGACGCTATGGAGTCTCGTTACGGTATTAATTCAGCCTATGGAGCGAGAAGATAATGGCAGCTTGGCCGGGAACCTTACCACAATATCCGCTTTTAAATTCTTACAGCACTTCAAGAAATGACGGGCGAGTTATAACAAAAGTTCAGCAAGGCGCGCCCAGAGTTAGGTTGCTTTATGCAAACACGCCTCGGGAGTTTACCGCTAGTTATACAATGACTTTAGCGCAATGGGCAACGTTTGACGCGTTTTACTATGCAACATTAGCAGGAGGGACGCTTACCGTTGATTTACCGTTGCTTACACCGTCGGGCCTTGGAACTGTAGAGGTCTTAATTCTAAAAGTTGGAGCACAAAAAATGCTTTCGAGTGAAATGGTAGGTTTTACGTTGACGGTTATCGAGGCATGAGTTTATTAGATGAGGTTTACGCTTCAAATCCGAGTGATAAGATTCTTTATACAACATTAGAGTTGCTACACTCAGCTTTTGACTATCAAAGCCCTGCGGGTGTGATAAGGCTTTGTTCAGGCTTCGATGATTTAACCGCGACGCTTGAGGCTGGCGCGCCTTTTGATCCTGCCGCAGCCGTTGTATTCACAGCGTCCGGGTTAGCCATTAGAGCGCCCAATAAAGGTATTAAAGGGCGCCAGGAAATGACAATAACACTGGACGCTGTTAGCGGCGAGGTAATCGAGCAGCTAGAGCAGGTCATTGCAGCGCCAAGGGAGCCTATAAAAGCCATCTTGCGTTATTTTGTTTCCAGCGATTTGTCAGAGCCGCAAAATATACCGTACCAAATGACAGTTATAAATCCTTCAGTATCGCCAGAGCAAGTTACAGCAAGAGCCGTTTTTACAGACGTTCTTAATAAATCATACCCTGCAATAAATTACACCCTACAAAGCCACCCCGGTTTAGCCTAAATGTGGGCCAAACAATATATCGGAATTCCTTGGGTCGCTTATGCGACTGGCCCGGATGCTTACGACTGCTGGGGTCTCGTTGTTCATTGCCTAAAAACCCATTTTAACATCGAGGCCGATAGATTTTTAGATGTTATTACTGACGATCATAAATCTATTAATCGCGCATTTGAATCAGAAGCGGGTAAAAAACAATGGATTCAGATAGACGAGCCCATAGAGGGCGCTGTCGTTATGTTGTCATTAAAAACTAGATTTTTTCACCATATTGGTATTTACACTAATGGGCGGGTTTTGCATTCCCGTGACGGTGCAAACGTTTCTCTAGAATCAATCTCAAGACTAAAACAGTCTGGATTTAAACAAATTAGGTATTATGTACATGACAGCATTCTTAGCAATTCTTAAAGACCCGTTTAGCGCTAATTTTGATTGGCAGGAAATACCAGCCGGTCAATCTGTACATGATTTTGTCGCCAACAACACAACAAACTTCGTTAGCGGAGAAGAGCAACCCATTGTTGTCCTTTTAGACGGCGAATATGTAGAAGCTGAAAAGTGGAAAGATACTGTAATACACAAAAATCAAAGGTTAATAATTGCTAGTCGACCACAAGGCTTAGACCCTTTGACATGGTTGTATATTGTTATAGTTGCAGTTGCAGTTGCAGTAGCGGCAACTACATTAATTAACGTACCCGACGACGCAACCACTCAAGAAAATCAGTCGCCGTCATACAGCGTCAACGCACAAGGCAACTCGCCAAGATTAGGCGAAGCTATCCCGGACAGATACGGGCGGTGGCGTGTTTTTCCTGATTGGGCCGCCAAGCCATATAAAGAATATATCGGTAACGACGAGTATTTGTTCCAAGCGTTTTCAATCGGCTGGGGTTCTTACGATCACACCAATTTAAAAATTGGCCAAACTGATATTTCTAATTTTGATGATGTTACTTATGCGCTTTATGAGCCGGGACAAGTTGTCGATCTTTTTCGCCCAGATGTTTACACCGCCTCAGAGGTTGGAGGTTCTGGAGTTGATCTTTTTGCAACAAATGAACCAGAATATACTAGCTGGATCGGGCCTTATATTGCAAACGCTTCGGGAACAACGACCGATACTTTAGCCGTTGACATACAATTTCCGCGCGGTATTTCAAGATCAAATGATGATGGTGGGCTAAGCACTAGAACAGTAAACTTAGCTTTCCAGTACCGGGAAATTGACGGATCTGGCGCGGCAGTTGGTAGTTGGTTGTCGTTGGCAACAAAAACTTATTCACAAGCCACAATTGATACGCTTAGATATACTGTTAAAAAGACAGTTACTTCAGGGCGTTATGAGGTAAGGGCGCGAAGAACAAATTTAACTCAAGACGATTTTAGAACTAACGATAAAGCAGTATGGGTCGGTTTGCGTTCATTTTTAGAAACTGACTCTACTTTTGAGCAAACAGTATGGGTGGTAAAAGCAAAAGCAACATCTCAGCTTAGCGCGCAATCTGAAAGAAAGTTTAATGGCGAATTTACTCGCAAGCTTCCTATATGGAATGGCACGGTCTGGTCTGCTGAAACAGCAACTAGAAATCCTATGTGGGCTTATGCCAATATTTTAAGGGCAGAGTATGGCGGTGATTATTCAGATTCAAATTTAAATTTAACAGAAATAAAGGCCGTTGCCGATGCTTGCGACTCAAGAAGCGATTATTATGATGGCCAATTTGATAGGAAAGGAACCCTTTGGGCTGCATTGAAACAAGTCTGCTCTAGTTGTCGTTCACACCCTGTCCAGTTTGGTGATTATTTTTCAGTCGTCAGAGATGACGGTAATCCACAAGCTTCCTACATGATGAACGGCCGAAACACCACCAAACCAATTAACGTAACGTTTCAGACGATGGATCAATGGGCGGATGATTCAATCGAAATTGAATATACTGATCCAACGAGTTGGAAGCCAGAGCGGATATTATGCGCCATTCCCGGTACGGCTGGAGCAAAGCCAAAGCTAATAAAGATGCCTTTTTTAACGGACGCGACGCAAGCCAATCGCGAAGGTATGTTTTTAGCAGCGCGATTTGCATACAGAACGATAGTAACAGAAATAACCACTGAACTTGATGGGATGGTGCCGCAGTATTTAGACGGGCTACAAGTTGTCAGCCATTATATGAACTGGGGCAAAGGCGGAGAGGTTGTAGCCGTCAGCGGTCAAAGGCTCACTTTATCGGAGCCTGTAGAATTTGGCGCTTCTAATAATTTTATTTATTTACGCGCAGATAATGGTGCAAGATCGGCCGCTTATGCTGTAACAGAGGTTGTTGGCCAGCCTTATAAAGTTGATGTAACTGATTCAATTCCGTCATATCTGTACACTGGCAATGCAAAAACTAAAACCTTTTTTGCGTTTGCTGACGGGGTAGAAACTCCCCGCGCTATGCTGGTCGAAGACATATCAAGGTCGGGCGAAGTTGCAGTAAAAATACGGGCGGTATTAGACGATCCGAGGGTACATCAATACGATGCCCTAATTAATTCTGGAACAATCTTAACGCCACCACCACAACCCCCAGCGGGAGACAAAGATTTATCTATTAGCGGTGTTCAGGTTATTTACGGTGGAACATCGCAAGACCCACTAGTAAAAATTAGCTGGAACCCAAACGGAAAAAGGTATTTTGTCGAATATTCTTACAATGCGGGCGCGCTTTGGGAAGGCCGGGAAACTGTAGTTGAACCAACAATAACATTGGCTTTGAAAAATGCGACAGTTGATATTCGTATAGCAGCGCAAGACGAAGAAACCGGGGCGTGGTATGAATTCCAAATTGAGGCTGGATCTAGTTTTGATGCGCCCGAAACTCCAAGCGGCTTACAACTCGTTGGCGGAGTTTTCAATAGCTCGGTTTTAAATATCGAATGGACAGATTCGGTACAGGCTCAAAGTTATTATGTTGAATATGCTAATGAATCTTCACCAACAGTAATAAAGTGGTCGCAAAATGTTACAGGTATAACTACTAGTCTTGATGTAGATACTGCTTTGCTCAATGGGTTATCGCGTGAAATGCGCGTAAAGCTTTACGGCGTAAACGCTAACAATGTTCGCAGCAATTTACCGGCAGAAATCACGGTTAAAAATGAGCAGGTAGCGGAGTTAACAGGTGTTGTTGTATCCGCTGGAATAGAACAAGCGGTAATTGAATGGACGCCCTCACAGGAAGGAGATAGACAAGGCGTTGCAATTTGGGCAAGCACAACTAACGGCTTTACGCCAAGTTTAACAACACTGGCAACTATGGATGCTGGCTTTGCGCTTTATCAATATCCAACAGCAGATGGCGTAGCTTGGTATTTTAAAATCGCAGCCTTTGATAAATGGGGCTTTGATGAATTGAATTACCCTGTTCAATATTCAGTTACAGGAGTCGGTGTAAATATCGATTTAACAGCTATCGAAGACGATATCGCTGCTGTTCAGTTAGATTTAGATGCTGCAGAAGCAACGCTAGTTACTTTAGATACTGACTTAGAGGTATTGGCAGGTACTGTTAGTACTTTGGATGGCGATCTTACAGCCGCAGAAGTTACACTATCTGGCTTATCGGGCAAGTTTCCTATCGTTGGCACGGACATTACAAACAGCGCCATATCCACCGAGAAGGTCGCAGCAAACGCTATTACAGCGGATTTGATTGCAGCAAACAGTATTACGGCGGCTAAGATTGTAAGTGGTGTTATTTCGGCCGATAAACTCAGCGCAAACAGTGTGGCGGCGGATAAGATTGTAAGCGGCTCGGTGTCGGCAGATAAGCTGGCAGCAAACAGTATTACGGCCGATAAAATTGTCAGCGGTGCGGTGTCGGCAGATAAGCTGTCAGCAAACAGTATTACGGCGGATAAGGTTTCAGTTAACGCCATAGAGGCCTCGGCCATCAAAGCTTCTGCCGTGACGGCAGATAAACTCGCAGTTAACAGCGTGACCGCAGCTAAAATTGTCGGCGGCACTATTACCGGCGATAAGCTGGTAGCTAACACCATTACTTCGGATAAAGTTGATACTCGTAACCTGACTATTAAAGACGACGATGGTAACGTTATATTTGGGTCAGGTCAGAACGTTGATTACAGCAGAGTCGGCGGTACTAAGCCTCCAGCGAATGCTGCTGTAAATTCGCCAAGTATTGGTGCTAAAAGTAATTATCTTACTTTTGAGTCAGCAAATAACGGTGAAATTTACATACATGGTTTTAACGCTGAAGGTCAGGCAGCTGACATCCCTGGATACATAAGTTACAACGGCGAGCAGATCAGTATTCAGGGTAAAATTTTAACTGGCAATGGCACTACAACTGGGTTTTTAGTATATGACCCAGATCCGGCAGACTTAACAGGATATACGCGGCCTTATTTAGTTAACAGTGTGGCCGTCGATAAAGTATTTGCAAAAAAAGAAGGTCAGCAATGGTCATACGATGACAACACTACTTGGGTTCCATTCACACCGAGCGCCACCGCTGTAGTATTTGGTGAAGCTATCACGACTTCAAGAGATAACGTAGCTTCAGCTAGTGCTTGGGGATATGGTCGCTCTCCCGCATCGATAGTAGATCCTAATGCCACAGAAGGTGCCACTTGGGGTAATAATGTTACTGGTCAACCGAGTGATACAGAGCTTTCTGCTAGCACTGGTATGCTTGAAACTTTTCAATATGACTCTATTTCTGAGCTTCCTTGGACTGGACTTTCAAATGGTGCAGGCGAATTAGAATTAACGATAGCAGCAGGTGGAGAAGTTGGGGGAAAAGTTCTACAAATTGGCAACAATAGCGGTAATGATGAGGCTTGGCTTGTTTTTAATAAAAGTATTCCTTATAACCCTTCAAAGATTTATAGAATAGCCTTCAGAGTAAAAAGGCTTTCGGGAACAGGATTTTTGTATCTTGGTGTTAGTGGGAGAAACGCAACTGATACTAACTGGGTAAACAAGAACGGGGCTGCTAGTTATAGCAGTCAGCATTATTTTGCTGCATCAGGCGCTACTCCAGGTACTGAGTGGGTTACGTATGTTGGATTCTTTTCAGGCTCTAATACTACAGGAAATGGAGTTACTACCAATTCTTATGATAGTCCAGCAACATTGCATGAAGATGCTAAATACTTCAGACCTCATTTTATAGTTAATTACAACGATGCACCGGGGCAAGTTCAAGTTGACGGTGTTGTTGTTGAAGTATTGAGTGCCAACCCTGATGCCACTGTAGGTGCAGATTCATCTAATTTAGCCGTAGGTTCTGGCTTAAATCTTGTGGCTAATGCCTCTTTTGATGAAGGCTTGCAAAATATATCTTTTTGGCAGCCCGGCCCTGTCACAGTTGGCTTAGATTATAGTCCTTCTACGACGTTAAAAAACGGCCACACAGTTTTTGTTCAGCAAGCGAGCACCAACCCTGATCCGAATCAATTAACTAACATAAATTTTGGCACGCTTGGGAGTACGGATAACACACCCGTCACTATAGGCGAAAGGCTAGAAGGCTCTCTTTATGTTGGTGCGCTTAGATGCGAAGCCGTACTACTTGTTGTATGGCTTAGTTCTACTCAAGTTTATTTAAGTAGCACAACCATAGAAACCATTTATCCTGATGAAGCAAGTGGCGGCACAGATATAGACGGGTATAAGCGAATGGGTGGGTTTGTCACTGTCCCTAACATTGCGGACGTGAGTTACGGCAGGCTCTGTATACAGAAAAAAGGTACTGAATCTGGTTCTGTAGATTCTTTTTTGTATGCTACTCGCCCAATGTTGGCCAGAGCATTTACTAACCAGACAGAGCTTTCAGAATGGAATCCGGGGACTACTAAAACAAACTGGGAAAACATTCCAGAGAGACCTGACGCCAGTGCTCTACTTAATAACTTACAAACGTTTGGTGATATACAAGGCGATAAACCCCATATAGACGCTGATGTTACTAGCGCAAACATTGCGGCGGGTTTTGCAGACCAAGGCTCATTAGCTAGTTTAAACAGCGTAGCTTATTCGAGTAATTTCATTACTGGTACTAAACCGCCTAGTGATGCAGAAGCTAATGTCGGGCCAAACCTCATTCGCAATGCTGAGCTTGGTGGGCCAAAAACGCCTGCTAGTTCAACTGCTAGTCAAGTTGTTGAGGGCTGGACTCACTATACAAATAATGTTTCAGAGTCATATGTAAAAAATGCAACTGTAAGTGAGATTCCTCCGTGGGGGAAGCTTGACCAACGAATATTTCATACTGCGATTACAGCGACTCTCTCTGGTGCGACAGGACGGTGGACGACCGCAGCTACCATCCCAATCGATATAACTAAAAACTATAATTTGTCTGGCTGGTTTAGATCCGTAAGTGGGGACGGTAGAGTATATCTTCGGCTGCAGTGTGTTACTGCTAGTGGATCTTCGGCAGCATATCAATACCTACAAACTCTTTCAAATACTCCTATAACCTCCACATGGACACGCTATGACAAAGCTTTTGGCCCGCAAGGTGAACAAAACTTTTCCAGTGATACAGTAGCCGCGTTTGTGCAAGTTTACGTCGGTTATGCTCAGATTAGCGTGACCCAAGGAGCAGGTTTTGTACTAAACGAAGGGTTAACTCCGCAAAAAATCGACGCCATAGAAAAATTCCCGTTAAGTTATTTGAGTACGGTAGATTATTCAAGTAATTTCATTAGTGGAACTAAGCCACCATCTAATGCAACGGCCGGAGCTACATGGGGCAGTAACATTGGTGGTCAACCATCAAATAACGCGCTATTGAATTCAAATCAAAACTATTCTGATGTAACTGGTGGCCCTCCAACTAACGCTGACAACACTGGCTCTAACACAGCTTTAAATGTCGTTGGGCAAACGGATTTTGCAACACTATCACAGATAAACGCTGACAATATTTCTACATATATATCAGGCGCTGCTATTGATACTGCACAGATTAAAACCGCAGCAATTGGCACTCTACAGATAGAAAATAATCAGACTATTTTTATACCAAAGCTGGTTGCATTTAATGCTGCAATACACACTTTGTATGCATATTATCCCGATACGTATTTTTTCCAAAATCTTCCGCATACAGTAACAACATTTTCTTTTGCAAATGCGATGGCACAAACATCGGTAATGTTAAATGTGCGTTTTAATGGCAACCTGCAAAAAGTAGGATTCATTAGGGATTGGAGAGTAATTTTGTTGCGAAAAATCGGCAGCGGTGATTTTGTCAAAATAGGAAATATTAGCAATCTAAGCCCTCCTGCCGGCGACTATGAGTTTGATGTTTGGTTTACCGATAATCCGGGAGCGGGAACAGTAACCTATGCTGTTGGCACAGAATTAACAGGAGATTGGAATTTTTCTATTGGATATACTGTTGGTTATTTTAGAACAAATTGTTCAGGTCAAATAGTTCTAATGGGAGGTAAAAGATGACAGGCAAAACTGCTTTTAGCAATGAAACGGGAACGTGGATAATGTACGACAATTCTCCTGAAGTTGAGTTGTACCCTGATAATTATGTTTTTTTTGATGGTGATTTAAGGGAAGGCTATTATTTTGATATAGCTTCAGAAGAATTAGAGGAAAAAATAGATATTTCTTACGCGGTAGATGTGACTGCCATTGCCGCCGATGGAGTTGATGTTGCTACTATCACAGATTTACCTAATGGGTGTATTGCCACTGTTAACAGTGAAAGTGAGCAAGAGACTGAAGGTGTCATTGTATTCGGTACTGATCTGGCAGGAGTTTACCAGATACTACTAACTCACCCACTGGCTTTAGATACTACTTTAGAGGTTACAGCGGCATGATTTTAAACTTAGCTTCAGAAAAAGTGACTGAGCAGCGAGCCATTGTTAATGCGATTCGTGATGAAAGAGAAATATTGCCAGTTGATGTAAATATTACAGTGGGTGCTATAACAGTAGATTGTCATGAAAAAGCTATCGATCGCATGGATAATGCAATAATAATCTGGGATAACTTAGGCGTTACTACGCTACCTTGGACAATGGCTGATAATTCGACAGAAGATTTGACCAAAGATGATTTAATAGAGATGCTGGAAGCTGTCATTACAGCGCGCGGTATGCGGTCATTGCAGCTGCATAGTTACGCAAGTTCTGTAAAATCTGGCCTCCCGATTGACGATGATTCTGACCAATTGGCAGGAGATACTTGGCCTTTTTAAAAATGTCTTGGCGGGTATTCTGGCCGGTAACATGTGTTTTAACGAGTATTTACGGAAGTATTAACTCCCCCCTTTTTTAGTGCCCCCCAAATATCCCGCACAAAGTAACGTAAGTTATTGAATTATAACGAATATACAAGTCCCGCCTTCGGCACCATTACAAAATATAATAAAATATTAAATAGTGTTAAGTTGTTGTTTTTTATACAAATACTCACGCACTTCATTATCATATAGTATCAAGTTGTTGCAAATTGCGGGATAAAAATCTAGTCTTTCCCCCACAAATCCCGCAAAAGTAACTAAAAATGGCTAGCATAAAAAAGAGTGGCAAACGCTGGAGAGTACAAATACAGTTAACGACCGTTTCCGGCGAGGTCAGAGAATCTAAATCTTTTGAGACTAAAGGCGAGGCGTCCGATTGGGCATACTCTCGCGAGAAAGCTAT